CATGTGTTAAATGGATCAGTATTAAAACCATTTATGTTTGAAACTTCTGGCATGGGTTTAAACCATTTGCTGATGCTTGTGGTCATGTCTGGCTTTGAAAGATCCATGTCTATGGTCAGTTGCCTTGGTAAAAGTTTTACGCCTCCGTTGCCGTATTCTAATCCGTTCACTGGGTTCGTACTTTTCCAAACATGCACTGTGGACTTGGCATTAAAGTCGTAGTAAGGAATATGATAATTAAAATCAAAGGTATCTAAAACGATAGCATCAGCATCTACTACATAAAACATGTCTGTTGAAACTGTTTTAGCAGCTTCTATATGTGCTTGATGTATGCCTTTGATATTTTTAATCCAATAAACATTATTTCCTGTTAATTTAGAAACAAGCTCGCTGTATCTCTCTTCAGCAAAAGGTTCATGATAGGATATAAATGCCACGTCGAGCTTCTTAGGATTACTTGCTACTACTTCCATTTCTTTTTTATTAGTGAAAAATCTATAATCCCACTCACGTTGCAATATCTTTGCAGATTTTGGAAAGAGACAAACTCCGTCATAGTATTGATTATTTAGAAACACATGAATGTAATTTTCATCCCATTTAGTTACGCAATAATCTAAATGAAAGTCAGGATCTAATTCTACGTAATCCCAGACCACCCAAAAAAACTTTGTAAACGCTCGAGACCTTACTTCTTCAAATGTTCGAACATGTTCAAGTTTTTGTGCATTAGGGAATCTAGTTCGAAACTGCTGCCATGCGTGGTTGTCTACTGAGCTTTTGCCAACGTAAAATATATCATACATTGTCGGTGGCCCTGTAATATGTTAGCCCCAGATTAATTGTTTCGTCATATAGATCCAATGTATACTTGCTTTGTGCTGCATCAAGAAACGGCCAATCAAATCCCAGCTGTTGTTTGATTTTTTCACCAAGGTCTTGAATGGCAGTGTCAAGGCCGTCACCATTTACCTCTTCATACGGTCGTCCGTACTGCTCCCAAATACCTCTGAGAATTTCAAAATCTCGAACTTCCACATAATTCCACTCAGTGCAATTTGCTAACCATGTACCTAATCTAGCACCGTAGACTGCATACATGCCATTTTCTTCATGTGCTCCAACTGTAGACCACATACGCAGTCTATGAATGTTGTGCCACCAAATCTGTTCTCGAATTTCTTGAGGAGGTACACGAACTCCATCAAGTAACGTCATTTTAACACCTTCGCGGAATCCTGCCCTCCACGCCTGGAACGGACTACCTGTGATAACACTTTCGCTGTAGACTCTGGGAAAATTTCTATAACCATCTTCCCAACAAAAATCTACCTGTCCACGATCGCTGTCTGCGTTCTCATGTGTGCGCATGTTGAGTACAAAATCTTTCTTCCAGATTTTTAATCCACCGTTGCCATAGCGTAGGCCATTGATGCTGTTACGACCGCACCATCCATAGACCTGTATCTTAGGATCATCCATGTTAAGATCAAGATTGAAGAATGCAGGATCAACAATATTGTCTGCGTCAACAGTAATGAACCATTCTGTTTCACTTAATTCTGCTGCGGCTTTGTGTGCATGGTCTGAACCTTTCACTCCGTGTATACGCTTGGCCCAGGGCACCTTATTGCATAGGTCAGCATAATGCAGATCTGCGTTGGGTTCGTCGTAGCTCAAAAACACTACATCAAATTCTACTGTTTTCATTTATATTCTATTACGTAATTTTTAAACAATCTGCGTGTGTATACACTGAAATGATCAAAGTCAATATTTTTCACAGTCACAGTCTTACCGACGAGATCATTGATAGTGATAACATGAGTTTGATACAGTATGTTAGGATCATTATACGCAGTAATTAAAAAATTCATTTCAGTGCTGCCATCCCAGACAAAATTTCTTCGAGTGCCTTCGATCTTTGATTTTTTTGTTCCGCCGAGTTCCTGTGATAACTGTATTTTTAATGTTTTAGTTTTCTTGGTGTATGTCAAATATACATCTGGTTTCGTGACTGCGGAATATTCGGTTGACACAATTCTATGCAACACATCGTCGAGTTTGATTAGAGTTTTCAATTCTGCAATTTCTAAATTGCCAGAGCTGATATCTATCATGCAGTTTTCTATCTGTATCTCAGCGTTGATTATAGATTCAGCTAAATGACTGTCTACTACAACTTTGTTGGCTTCGTTAGGAAAAGCAAAATCAGGACCCACGCTTATGACCTTGCCTGTGATAGGATCAAACACTGCCACATATACAGTGGGTGCTGGACGATATGATGCCATCCATTTTTCAAAATCTTCTATGGTTTCTATAGTTTCCATGCTATTTCCTCTAAGATGTTAATTACTTCATCGGTGATTTTATCTTTTTCTACGTAGTGTACAATGTCATGCTGTTGATAATTTCCGATTTTTAATTGAGCTTTTTTGTCAAGATAAAATCCCACATGGTTGCTCCAGGTGTCTGCAGGCCAAGGCCAGTTCTGTATCATAGGTTTCATATGAACAATTCTAGGAAACTCTAATGGGTATGCTATTTGATCTTGAATATCTAAAATTTTTGCTGCCAGAGCAAATGCTTCATCTGTGCCTACTACCTTGGGTTTATATTCTGATAAAAATACATTGGCAAACTCCACAGGATTTTTGATGATGTGTCTACCCAGATCAAAAAAGTCTCGAGCTAATTGAGAGTCTTTACTGAAAAAGGTCCACATAGAATATACATCAGGCAAATGATTTTTGTCAAAGCATTTGCGATAAGTTCTGTCAGTGACTGTCTGTGACCTATAGGTATGAACTCGGTTGGCAATATACAGCTGAGAATTATCAACATGATAATCAATCCAATGGCTGTAATCACGCATGAACAGCATGTCGGCATCTAGGCATACTGTGTGGTCAAACGGTGTCAACTGATCCATCCAGCTACGCCCATCCCAAAACGTTTCTTGATCCCATTCTATAACATGATCAAACACCCACGGACTCTTTAACTTTTCAACTTTACTTTTATCATCAATTACCAGAGCAACTTTGTCATAGCCCGGTTTCTGAGTGTTCTTGATGCTGAGTGCAAGAGCGTAGGCCATGCTTAGATAATCAACTGTGTCATGTTCTGCAACTATCAACAGATATCCAAAATTCATATCATCTCCAATAATTGCTGTTTGTGTCTCACAATACTTTGTTTATTCATGATATGAATATCAACATCACGTACGGCAGCAGCACAATATGTGTTGTCTAATTTATAGTCAACTAAAAATTTCAACGTAGATCCGTCAACTTCGTATAATATGTCTTTGTCTAGGGCTGATAGAATTGCCGGCAGTCTGCCTAAGGTAGTTTCTTCAAATCCATCTAACAGATGTTTAGCAACACTGAAAGCAATGTCATTTCTAAACTGTCTATGATCGAATCTAAAAACGTCAGAGTAATACAGATAATTTTGTTTGACGTAATCCACAGTGTCAAAAAACAATTTAGAAACAGGATTTTTAGTAAACATCACTGTTGTGGCCCAATATAGTTTCACTCCGGTTTCGGAAATGTTGACATCAAGGTATCCCAATCTGTGTTGGCTGTAAATATCGTTGATAGATTCTCCTATCATAACGTCTTGGTCAACATCCCAATAGCTGTTGAGATTATCAGTGAGTATGAAATAGTCACTGTCAATCAACAGTGTGCGATCATAGGGAGTTAACTCCCACGCTGAATGCCTGTTGGTGTTAGTGAACGGCACCATCTGACCGTTGATACCGTCCCTGAGAAATCGTTGATTACTGGTTTCTGGTTTTTCAGTTAATATAATCTTGTCAAATACGGTGTTGGCCAAATCAAAGACCGAGCTCTGTTTCATCCACTCAACTGTGGTAGAATCAGTGACTAAACTTACTGGCACTGAAAGATGTTTTTTAGCCAAACCGCCGCTGATTATGCTGAGCAAAGCATAGTCTACTGTGCGATTGTTATGCGCATAGATCAAAATGCCTTTGTTCATGACTGTATTAGCTTTTCCACAGATCTGCTTTTTTTAATCTGTTGATATTGAGCGAAATATTCATTAGTGACTTCAAAATATCTACTGAATATTTCGTCGCAGAATGCCTGCACGTCACTGATCAACACGGGATTTTGATTTACATCAAGCAGTACTATATCGGTGAGTCTGCCTTTGGCACACAGCATTTCTACAAAAGTCAGCAAATCTCTGTCAATGCGAAATATGCCACCACCGTGGCCGTAGTTGAGTTTGGCTTCAGATCTTTCTTTGAGGATTTTTTTCTGAATAGAAAAAGTCTGTTGATAATTGGCAAAATCCAAAGCTGCTTTCAGCTGCTGTTGCATACATTCTCCTAATATAAACTGCGTAGTTTATTTATAGGAGTAGGTATGTGCTGGATTAAAAATAGAAGAACAGTTTCATACGAGCAGTTAGATTCTGTACTATAGTCTGAAGTTGATCTACCGGGATATCAACAGAAGCTGAGCCAAGAGCGTCATGCTTGGCCAATAGCATAGTAACAGCTAAAACATTTGTGCTGCTAGACATTTTTAGATGAGCAGCCTGTGCCACACTAAACCCGCTGTCTGACCAGTTCACAGGCCCAAACACAGAATTCCATCTAGGATGTCCTATCAACATGTATAGATCGCACACAGCTGGGTAGTAGATTGAGCCGAAATATCCAGCCGATGATCCGCCAAAACTAACTCTTCGATATGCATATACCTGGAAACCATTGACTGTGGCATTTTCATAGATAAACCCGCTGTTGTAACCGTTAAGGGCTCGATATCTACCGGTTTTCCCCCATCCCACTGTTCTGTTGGATCCCGGTCGATACCCGAATGCTGTAAGAGGACGGCTGGTAGGATAGCTGCCAGCGGGATAAGGCACAAATGGCGGACTTGGATCTGGTGCTGGATCATCATTTAAAACATATACACCATTTGCCACTCGCTCGGTTGGGGCAATATCCTGATCACCATACCCGAAAGTTTTCACATAAAAATCACCATCATATACTGTGGTAGTTTTAGCTACTTGATATCGAATACTAACAGCCGTGGCAGGTTCTGCACCTGCTAGGGTGCCCGTATACAGAGCAAAAAAGTCTGAGTCATTGCAGGGAATAGTATAATTTCCGCCGGCGCCGGTGAACATGGTATTTGTGAAGGCGGCCCCGCCGCTCGCTATATAATGATCGAATGACACAGAGGGGCCGTCCCGACCATCTAATCTATATTGGCCGTAGCCCGATCCGGGAGCAGCTTGAATAGGGTAATAGTATTCAGTGAGATAGTTATTGAGATCAAAAACCAAACTGTCGAAGAATATCGATGGTGAATATGTGGCTAATGCTGCAGGGGCTGTGTAGTCAGATGATATTGCACCTATGCCTAACGTGGGCTGTGATACTGTGAACACTGCGCTGCTGGGAACCATGATTCCAGTTGCATATCGTAGATTACACGATACAGTAAGTGTGCCATCTACTAAATCAGCAGGTGGTACATTATCTGGACCAAACGCTCTGCTAGGAGGAATTCCCACTACTGCATCAACGTATCCGTCTGTGAATACCACACGGATTTCTCCATAGGCTGCGGTACCAGTTGAATTGTTACTGACGTCAGTGACCCGAGCCTGTAACTGTATGTTGTTAGCGCCATAAGGACTGGAAGCTGTACCAGTATAGTATGTTTGAAAAGTGCTGGTGCAACGATACCAATTTAAGCCATCGCTGGGTGTAGTGCCAGTGCCGGGGTTATTTCCCCCAAATGTCTGTGTGCCTACTGCTGTCAACAAATTTGTCCATGCTGTGTTTTGAGCACTGGTTGTGCCACCAGTTCTAGATGAACTGATGCGTATCTGGCCGCCACTGTTGAAAAAATATCTAGCTTCGTTGGCGCTGCCGAAATAAAAGCCGATCACGCAACTCACAGTACCATTCCATGCAGTGGTTTTTGTCTGTGATATAGCAGCAGTGACTACACTTTCACCTGCGGCTACTGTGAATCTGTTGTTTGTGATATTGTTAGCCCAGTCGTCGTACTGTTTCTGTGGAACATCTAGTGAGCCAGTATCTGGGGTAAAGTTTGAAGTATATCGAATAGTGTTACCCTCAGCTACCTGAGCTGTGGTGGGATTTGAGCCATTGATATGTTTGTAGGCATTGATCACATCATATCGAAGGTTAGCCCATTCGTTGATAGTGACTTTGTTGCCTTCTGCTACAGCAGAACTATTGATTCGTGCCTGTTGGCCCCATCCGAAATTAACAGACCCGTTACCTAAAACGGCAACTATTTTGTTTCTGATATCGTTGTAATCTGCTTGAAGTATTTTGCTATTGACAGCTGGCATAGGAATATTTACTTAATTAACTGGCGGAGATAGCAGAAAGTGAATACGAAGGACTGGTTACAGTAAACGGCAATGAATTTGGTTGTAACAGTCCTGATGCTTTTAATTCTTGTACGGAAATTGTCAACGTTCCGTCCACTGCATCGCCTGGTGGAAATCCCGCAGCCGAAGGTGTAAACCCAGTGGTAGGCACCGGCAATGTCCCTGGATCAACATACGAATCTATAAGAGTAATTCTAATCAAAATCTGTGTGGCTGTGCCGGAAGAATTGTTAGATACATTGCAGCTGGCTTCTAATCTATAACTGTTAGCGGAATACGGTGTACTGAGACTGTTGGTGTAAAATAACTGATATGAATTAGTCAGTGTATAAAAATTTACGTTGGGATTAGTGTCAGCTCCAAAAGATACTGTGCCTACACTGGCTAAGAAATTCTTCCAGGCATTTACTTGAGGAGTAGCAGATCCGCCTGTGATCTGCGAAACCGCTCTGATTTTTCCGCCGCTGTTAAAAAAATATCTTGCGTCAGTGGCAGTTAAAAATGTCACAGTTACTACCGCCTGCGCCTGTGTGATCCATGTACTGCTGTAAGTGGTATTTCCTTTGGCAGCAATCACTGATTGATTTCCAGCAATGTTGAATCTATTTGCTATTGCCTGTTCCATCAGGATATCATAATTGGTGTTAGGAGAACCCGGACCGTAACCAATAGGATCGCCTACGTTCACAGTGGCTATCAGCGGTACAACACCGTCTTGATGTAATCGGATATTGATAATATCGTATCGCAGCGCATCCCACTGTGCTTTAGTTACAGTATTGCCAATAAACACATCGGAAGATTGCACTGTTTGTCCGTAGCCTCTGGTAACGGATCCAGTGCCTAATATAGATTGGGCTTTGTCCTGTATAGTGACAAACTGGGACGCCCGGATGTTTGTACCTGAAGTCATTACAGTACCAATGCCTCAATAATTTTTATACCTTCATTGTCGTTGCTTTCTAAAGCCACCGCAAATACACCGCTGGAATGAGGGACTGCAATCATTGCACACCCATCATTGGTCGCAATTAAATCGTCGCCTTTCTTTACACGACCTATGACTTTAACTGGTACACGACCTTTTAGAGCAATGTATGTGCCGCCTTCTAAATCCTTGTTCATCATAAATGCTGGGTTAGTGCTTACTACACCAATTGCTCGTTTGCCCCATGCACATGCTGTGACTTCTTTGTCTCCGCCAATCATAACAACTGTGCCTGCTTCGTAATCTGCATCGGCCAAATATTTTTCTGCTAAATCAGCGTATCGAGCTGCGGTAGCTGTGCCATTGAAGATATTAGCAGTGATGTTGCCACTGACATCTCTGCCTACTATACTGTAAGCTGTGGCTGTAAGTCTAGCAGTTCTATAATGTGTACTGGCTGTGCCATCAAACCATGTAGGATCTGCTCTGGCGTCTGTACGATCGAGGAATGTTCTGTCTACTTTATCAGCTATACCTACAAATTGATTTGCCAATATATTGCCGCTGCTGTTTCGCACTGCCACTGTGGCCACGGCTGTACCTGGAACAGTAGCACTGCCTTCTAATCCGTTAAGAGTACCAGAATCTGCAGCAGTAGCCGCTGATCCAGTCACTGACCCAGTTAACGTTCCTACAATGTTAGCACCAGCAAATCCTATCTGTTTGGTAGCTGCATTGATCATAACGTTGTTGTCATTAGCTAATACATTGCCTTTGTGACTGCCAGTGGTATTACCTGTAACTGCACCAACCAAAGAGCCTGTGAACGTGGTAGCATAGACGTTGCTCCACGCTAGGCCTCCAGGTATTTCGGTGCTAGACGGTGCTCCTAAAGTGTAGACATTATTAGCTCCAGGCATCAGACCAGTTTTTGTAATTAAAGCTACGTCTCGTTCATCTGTGGTTTCGGTAACTGTTATTCTAAATGTGATGTCATTCCCTAGACGGTTTTCAACTATAACATCGTTGCCACCTTCTACACGTATTCTAAGATCGTTACCATCGCCGACTTGAAATCCTGGATCTTTGAAACTGACTTCTGAATTGAATGAGCTTTCACCTGTTTTAATATATTGATCAGCTGTGAATCCTCCCAGTTTGGCAGCATTTGATGCTGTTCCCCAAAAGGTAAAATCGTCAGTGGATACCCCAGTTTGAGACTTGGCCAGCGTGACCCCTTTCTTTATCACTGTGAAATCATCTATGGCATTTTTACTATTGTCAAGAGTGAACGCAGTCTTACTGACCACTGCTATGGTTTTATTATCTGATATGACTTTTAATATTGTGTGGGGGCCTTCTGCGGTGCTGATAGTACCGTAGACCACTGCAGGGCTTATTATTGAAGTACCTAGGTCTGGACTTGCTATTGGACCGATAAGGGTAAATTCTGTGCCAGTGTAGGTGTATAACTGTTTGGCTCCTGTGTCCCACCAAAAGTCGCCTGCTACTAACCCACTAGGAGCAGTAGCACTGGCTTCAGCGCCGCCTGCAACTTTAAATCTAGTACCGTCATAGAATTTCAGTTTTTTGGCAGCTGTGTCAAACCAAATTTGACCGGTAACGGATTTTGGTGGCGCTGTGGTATTAGCGAAATTTTCTAGTAAATGTACAAAATTCTCATTCTGCACTTCCCCGTAGCCTGCGTAATTTTTACCAACTAATCTTAGATCAGTAGTGGTATCGATTGTGCCGTCAGCTACAGACGTTAAAAACACACCGTTAAATTTATTGACTTCATATGCCATGCTGTTAGCCCCTAATATCTTGTATTTATTGCTGTTATGTTATACGAGCTGCTGCGGCTTCACGCTGCTGCTCAAGTTCTATGTACTCTGCATCTGACAAACTGGTAGCGATATTCAATGCTTTTTGTCTAATATGTCTAAGAATCTTCCAATCTGTGCTGTTTAAAAATTCTCTTTCTACAGCATTTTTCTGCTGTTGTTCTTTTACAGATAGATTGTAATCTGAATTAGTTATTACAGTTTGTGTCGCTATATCAAATTTATGGGTAGTAGCTTCAATTTGACTATACTGAACGTCAGTGATTTCAGTTATCGTTACAGAAGAAGGAACATTCGGCCTGTAATTTAATACACTTATTACATTATTATTTTCGATACATACGTAATACATTATTATCTCCAAATGGCCAAATAGTTTGCTGCTGGTGTAGATCGTTGTTCTGTGTTTTGTACATAAACTCGGATTCTATTGCTGAGATACGAGTATGAGCAACGCATTGAGTCATCTCCGTTTACGCCGCCGGCAAAATGTATAGCATGGATAGACGGAATAAATGCACGTAAATTGCTCATAGTCTTTCCAGCTGGGGGGAATACGTCAAAGTAGTTGGCACCATCATTCCAAGATCCTACTTGATTGGTAAATCCCGACGTGCTGTATTGTGCTCCTGAAGTAAACACTAAATCATTTTCAGTGGTAGATATTTGCTTCCAAGGACTCCATGCAGCTGTGTTGCTGGTATCATCATTGACTCTGAAATACAATCCGGTAGGAGCAGTTTCTTCAGAATTCCAATTAAACGCAATCTGTCCTGAATACACACCGCTAGGCCCGTTTACTGTGATGCCGCCAAAATATGCACCTGGAAAATCAGTACTGGCATATGCTGAAAACCCTCTTATAGTTTGCGGAGGGAAGGACTGTGGACCAGGACTTTGAACTCCGTTGGCAAAGAAATCATAATAGCTTGCGCCTGCAATCGCTTGATCCACGTATAACTTGTTTGTTAAATGATTATTAAATGTCGGAACTGCATCTGATAACACATTACCTCTGGTAACATAGACTCCGCCGCTGGCATCTAATTCAATTAAGTCGCTGACATCGTTATTGACATACAATCTCAATCTCTGTGCTTCGCCGCCGGCGGAATACATATCGATTCTTCCAACATCACCACCGCCACCATATTGGTCGTTTGGCCAACTTATTACACCGTTGGTAGGTAAACTCAAATTTGCTGATACTGTGCCTGCTGAAAAATTACCGCTGGCATCACGTGCTACCACTTTGCTGGCTGTATTAGCTGAAGTAGCATCTACAGATATTGTTACTGGTACTGAAGAATTAAAGAAATTCACACTACCACTGGTAGTAGAATTGGCCATGTTGATAAAGCTGCCTTTGTTTAGCTGCTCTAAGATTAATGGTTCCCATGCTGGGCCGCCCGATCTTGCTCTTAGTACTGAGTTGTCTGCACCTAATCCCAAAAAGCCTGTGACTCCTACAGATTGCTGGACTGCAATAGCGCCTAACCCGCCGCCAACAATATTGGTAGCATTAGTAGACAATGTAGCTGTGGCAGCATTTCCGAAAAAGTTATTGGCATAGATGCCGTTGAATTTATAACCTGTAATACCAAGGTTGGTGTTGTTATCGCCTATCACTGCTGGAGCATTTGGCCCGCCAAGACTTAACGATGTTGCAGAATCCACAAAGTTAATATCAGGTCCGCTGCCGCCCATGTCGAAATTCAGTCGACCAGTAGTTGATCTAATTGTCGGAACACTAGAGTCTACAAATACTCTCAGCTGTGTGCCGCTGCCTAGAAATATACCGCTGTCATTAACGGACAAAGAACTCAATGTTCCTACTTGGGTCAGTCCACTCAGTGTCACAGAATTATTAATAGAATTACCTGTTAATGTTTCTGCGCTGGCTGGCACCGTAATATTATTACTGCCGTCAAAATTCACACCGTTTATAGATCTTGCTGTAGCTAATCTCGTGGCTGTAGCAGCATTACCTGTGAGCTGTGCTCCGACAAATTGGTTAGCCTGGACGATGTTGAATGCACTTACACCGCTGCTGGCAGTGACATTACCTGTAAGATCACCCACAAAGGATGCGCTAATAGTGCCAGCTGAGAACCCACCTTCTGAATTTCGTGCTACTACCTTGCCTAATAAATTTGCCGAAGAAGCATCTACACTCCATGTGCGCTCAACACTTCCGTCGAAATCAGCTCCTGTGATATAGGTGCCTTTTTTCAACGCATTAGTAGTGTTGGCAGTGACTGTGATATTCGACGACGCATTAAACGGCACACCGTTAATCAATCTTGCGGTGGCTAATTGATCAGCAGTAGCAGCGTTGCCTGTGATACTGCCATTGATTTTAGCAGTCTCAGATAAATTTATTCCTGCCTGTAGAACGTTGCTAAATCCAGTAACTGAATTA